GCTAATTCAACTCCTGCTCTTTTTAATTCTTCCTTTGGATTTGACAACAAATTTATAGTTGCTTGACCGCCTGTGATTCCTACAGGTTGGAATTCTCTTGAACCAATTAATCCTTCTGTCTGCTGCAATAATCCCTCAGGTTTCATGCTTGGCTGTTCTGTTATTTGCTGTTGTAATTGCTCTCTTAATTCTCCTGATCCAGTTCTTTCTTGAAATGTTGCTAATCTTTGTTCTTCTGCTTGCTGTGCAAGATTAACTCCTATTCTTTCTTGAGGTGTTGGTTGGAATCCTTCTAATCTAACCGCCGATGGAGAAAAGATTTCTTGAGGTATTTTCTTTGAAGGAAGAGGAGCACTAATTTGTTTCAATTGCTCTCCAGTTAATTTTGATGCTAATTCAGGAATTACTTGTCCTCGCTTAGCTACATCTTTCTGTAATGCTGCAATATTTGCAGGTGTTAATTGCGGTTCAGTTTTCTTTTCTTTTTTCTTTGCCATTATTCTTCTCTTGTTATGTTAGCTTCTGCCTCTGCAGGCTGGACTGCTGTTTGTCCTGTGTTCTTCTGTTCTTCTTGTTGGACAACACCGCCTAAAGATGCAGGTCTGTTGAATTTAATTTTAATTGCTAATTGATTCCATAAGTCTTGTTCTAATAATGTCTGCTCTCTTGTATAGACTGGTTCAAATGTAAGATAACCAATCTTAGAAGATGCTTCTGTAAACTCTTGAGCTCCGCCTAAGATGATTTTAGGGACACCTACAGCTTGATAAAAGAAGTTTTCTAAATACTGAATCCATCTAACAAAGTCTTGAACATTAACTTTTGCATCTTGAATCTCTGCCAATTCTTTTGGCAATACAAGAACTTCTCCGTTATTTACAGCGTCCTTATATTTGTTCTTAATATCTGTAATCTTAGAACTATCATCGCTGTCCACATAAAGAACTCCTAAAGCTAAACTTCTTTTCATAATCTTCTTGTAAGTTTCCATAGCTTCATTTCTTGCATCAATTACCCATTTACAAGCTTCAATAACAGAAACCCCATGAATCTCATCTCCAATTCTATCATTACAAAGATGCAAAACTTGGTCAGTTCTTAATCTTCTCCATTTGTCCTTAACTAATGTTTCATATCTAAGAATAAATCCTTGTTTGTTTGTTATGACTCTCATTCTTTCAGGGCTGATAGGTTTTATGTTATCTAAATTTCCAGTTTCTTCATTTCTTATAATTTCTGCAAAAGCATCTCCTACAACCTTCTTCATAATAATCATGTTTTCCATAATTGCTTGAAAGCTGTCTTCTCCCCATCCTCTTATTTCTTCAAGGATTATTTTATCATTCATATTATCAGGTTCATATCCTTTTCCTGCTGTCCATGTAGCTAATGCATCAACAGCTTTCTTTAATTCAGGAATGTTCTTATAATATCCGATATACTCTTGAGCTTTAGGAAAACTCCAAACAAACCCTTCTTCTCCTGAAAAATCTAAAGCTTTTGAATCTACAGAATAATCAGTGACTTGGTCATCTAAGTTTGTTGTTGTTACGCCTGTTGTATCATATATCACCATTTTAAAGTTTTATTGGAAGGTCTATTGTCAATTGTGAGCTTGTCCAAGTGACTCCTTCGTTTGAGATGTCATTCCTGTTTGCAGGGTCATGAAGCCAAACAACATGTGTTGCAGCATCACATGCAGTAGTAGTTAATGACATTCTTAATCTTTCTCCTGCCTTGATTGTATTATTAGGGACCTCATATTCAGCAGACCATAATAAAGTATTATTTTCAAAAGTGAAAGCTTTTTGGATTTGAGTTCCAATATGAGTTTCATTTCCATCCTTATCAACAACATAAAAATCAATGTTTGCAGTTGTTGAGGTTGGATTATTTGCAGAACCGCCCCATAAATTTATAATAATCTTTCCTTCAATTATTATTGGGCTTTCTACAATCAAATCAAAATCCTTGTCTACTGCTGTTGCAGTTTGGGATTGAGTGTATCCATAATCTCCATAAACCTGACTTGTTATAAGCCTTGCCCATGAGGTTGGTGAAGCATCTTCATCTAAGAAATCACATCCATAAAGCCTTACATATCCTGTTCCTGATGCTACATCATAGAAATCATAAGTTGCTAAAACCTGTTCTCCTTTATCATAAATTACTGGAATTCCCATTAGCTAATCTTCTCCTGATATTCTTTTTCTCTTAAATCTCTGATTATCTCGTTGTAATTGTCCTTCAAGACATCTAACATCTTTCCTGCTTCTCCTTTTAAAAACCCTGATTGGTCGTAAGATATGATTTTTATAGCAACTAGGTCTGAACATGCATCTGCTAGCATATGTTGTGCAAAACTGCTTGTAGGGTAACTGGTAATCCAGTCTTTTCTTGTCTTTAAACATATTGTTCCTTCTGCCTCATCGCTCCACTCACTTAAAACTGCTCCACTTGCTACTATATCTGCGTTTGCATTAGCTCCTGCTTTTGCTATTGCTGCAAAACTTGAGCAAAATGTCCAGCTCATCTCATATCACTCCTTAAGTGCTCTAATTTTTTAATTAACTCTTCAATCATAATCCCAATCGCATAAGTGTCAGTAGAAACAACTTCTTTTTTCTCATTACCCTCTAAATTCTTGTCTTTTTCAAGACAAAACCTCTTTTTAAATATCTCTTTCATAGCTTTATAGAGCTTATCCAAATATTTAAGCTTTTGTATTTACTGCACCAAGCAGCTCTTATTAGTGCTTCAACAATATCAGAGAGATTATGGGGTGTGCTGAAGATTCTTATCTTTGTTGGTCTGTCTTCTTGAGTCACATATTCATATTGAACAGAGCGGAGACTCTCAATCAAACCTTCATCATCTAATAACTTGATTTTATTCTGTTGCATGAGCATAAGCAGATTTGAATATAAATCTTCTTTCAATAATCTCTGTTTTCTGCTTCCATCTCTTTCTGTTGATATTGCTCTGTTGTTGATTGCTACAACTTTAGTTCTTGTTTGGCTGTTCTCTAATAAATGGTCTAAGATAGAAACTCCTAAAGTTCCTGCTCCTGCATCTATGAATATCTTTTGGAAATTGTATTGTTGGTCAAGCATTAATATCTTATGCTCTGTGTCTGTGGTTAGTTGTTTTCTTGTAACTAAAGATTCAACTTGAACTATGTTGTCCTTATTAATCTTCTTTAATATCTGGAAAGCTGATTTATCTTCTCCCATTCTTGCAATATCTACTCCAAGATAATACTCTCCCTTTTTACTTATAATCTGTTCTCTTTGCAATGCACAGCATTTTCTAATTAATTCGTCGCTGTAGAATCTGCTTAAATCATCCATAAACTCTCCAAGATATTCCTGAGCATACTCTCTTCTACTCATCCTCTTCTTTTCTTGTTCAATCAATCTTAATGCATACTCTCTTTGCTTCTCTGTCCAAGTTGGACTTATCTTTCTTTGTCTAATACACTCTTCGCTATTTATTGAGAACTTTTTGAAAGATACAAATGCATTATCCTTATTAGTCCATGTTTCCCAGAATCTACCTCTTGCTCCATATGGTGTAGAGATGAGAATTAAAGCTCCGCCTGTTGTTAATAGCATTGGAGTTATAGCTGCCCAAACAGGTTCAGGTACTCTTGATGCTTCATCAACATATAATCTATCAATAGTAAATCCCCTAATTCCAATTCCTGCAAGTCCTGTTGGCAGGCATCTTATTATTGTTCCATTATTTAGGCTAATTTTAGATTTATTGGTTTCAGCCTTCTTCTTTTTAATCTTCCTGCTGTGATGCTGAGATAGGTAATTCAGGGTCTTCTCAAATAGTTCATAAGCTTGTCTCTCAGTTGGAGCAATCATCAGAATTGTCTTGTTGCTGTTGTTGACTGCATACTCTCCTGCATCAATACTACAGACTAAAGACTTACCGACTTGTCTTCCTGTACATAATATCTTGTCTCCTTGTGTTTCAAGAAACTTCTTCTGCCATGCATCTAATCTCAAATTTAACATCGTACAATTGATTGGGTCTATTCTCTTCCATCCACATTATAAATGCTATAGGATTCTGATGAGCTGATATTTGTCTGCTAAATCTATGATGCAGTGGGCAAAGAGTTATACCATTGCTTACCATAAATCTTGTTTTCTTGATTTCTCTTGGTATTAGATGATGAGCACAGGGCTTCTCTCTCTCCCCGCAAATTGCACATTTGTATTCATCTCTTTCCTTGACCTTTATTGCCCATTCCTTGTCCTCTTTTGTTATCTTGAGTTTCCCTCTCATGCTGTTGTTAGTGATTCATGGTTTATAATAATTGTTGTTTTTTTTATTTTTTTAATTTTTAAAAAAAGTTTTGGCTAGAGGGACAGCCCAGCCCTTACGGGAAATTGCTCAACGCCGATGAGCTGCACAAAATACTCGTAAATTGCGCTAAAAACTTTTAAGCATTGCTAACAACTTACTAGCGCGAGTTATTCGGTGTACCGAATAACTATACACGCGCAATAAATACCTTTATAAAGGGGGAATACCTCAAATTTAAGTACTTCAGGCTCTAAGAAGGCAGAATTCAAATCTTAGGGTATTACAGGCTGAAATACCTAACTAACAAGTAAAATCGCAAGGCAAATACCTCAGTATTTGCTATGACATGGCGATTTTACGTGTAAAAGCTCACACTTCCACGATACGAATTGGACTAATTCTAATACAGAAATAAAATAGGACTGCTGTCTTGCAGTCCTATGCAATCAATCTATTTAAATACTACGGACTATGAAGTGAGTGGAAGTGTCCTACTCCACAACACAAAACTATATAAAAACTGGACTCTATCATTAATAAGGTTAAAGAGCAAATAACTATACCGGATGGTTTTTGGTAAAAGATTGTAAATCCTAAGGGCAGTTAGTATTTGTTGTTAATCGAGGGTAGATTGTTATTGTCCGAAGTAGAAAAATAGTGTAGAGGAGTTAAGCATGCCCTTCAAAGTAGGCGTTCAGTGTGCGCGGTGTTAGAGTAGTTGTATATGATACTACTTCTTTTTTAACCTAAAAAACATCATATATAACCAAGAACACACTATTGTGTAGTCATAATGCTGTTATATATAATGTTTTTTTACGTAATACTATACGTAACGTATAAGTAGGTTGTGTGACACCGCACGCTTAAGAGACAATAATTCCTATAAGAAAACACAATATTAAGAACCAAATTACTTCTTCTTCCATTTTGATAACTTCTCCTTACAAGCATTTAAGAATACTTCATTAATTTCAATATCTTTCTTAGCAGCTT